TGTATATTTTCTACCCCTCCTGGAAAGCATATTAAAGAATATGCATTAGGCTTAAAGGATATATCATGCTCTGGAAAATAAAGTTGTCCACCTTCATAGTCATCATTTAGGTACAAAATTCCAACATACTTATTTATTTGAAAAGAATTTGGATTTCCATCAAAATCGGAGTTATCTGAATGTACTGATGCGAAGCCCCCTACGTCCCATTTTTGTGCATGAGAGGTGTTTGGTTTTACCTTCTTATCAAAGATTTTTTCTATTGCTTCTTGAAATTTTAAACTAATAGATGGAAAAAAATTTCTGTCTAAATTGAATTTATCTAGATCTTCATCTCCTGGCATTAAGCCCATACCAGAAGATCCATAAAATGCTATTGGACCCCACATATCTGCTTTGCACTCAAAGTACTCTGTCATTGCTTTTGCAGTATCTGGAGAGACAAAGTTTGGCACTTCTATAATTCTATTTTTTTCTACACCTAGTCTACTTTTTTCATTTAAATTATCTTCATCTTTATAAATTATGAAATCTTTTTCATCAATATTTTCAATTATACTCATGGCTTTCTATCTCCCGTATGCTTCATTATCGTCCAAAAGAAGGGGACTGTGTATCTAATTCCAGACTTGACCTCTCTAATTCCATGTATATAGTTCATATCTCCAGGGAAAAAGTAGGCAGCACCTTTCTTGGGCTTAAATTCTATTCCTTGGTTTGGGAAGTAAAGTTCCCCGCCCTCATAATCATCATTAATATAAAAAAGACCAGCGATATCATACCAAGGGAAACTATTAGGCTTTCCTGCGTCTGGACCCTCATGTAATTCTTTATCTGCATGAGGCATTTGAAGTTGCCCTGGCAACCACCTGACCATTGCGGGGGTGGTTGGATGAACATCTACATTAAAAAAAGAATCAACTTCTTTTTTTAACCTATCCACCATTTCTTCAATTGTATCAACTATAGATGGATCTGTTTTCATTATATTTGGATATGTAACAACTCTATCTACCCAATAACTGTGGTCGTATGTGACAGTTCCATTTTCGTTTATATCACTTTCAGTAACGTCCCATACTTTATTATTTCTTATAAAGTTATTTAATTTAATTATTTCTTCATCTAAAATAAAATTTTCTATAGTTACAATATTAGAGGCATCTTTGCCAAAGAAGCCGGAAGGAGTTATGGATACGGGATCTCCCTGTATTCTATCTCTATCTACCATTACACATACTTCCTTCTATGCCATACTTCATTTAAATATACTCCGCCGTTTGGTACTCTATACTTTATAGAGTTTTCAATTATTCTATTTTCCATGGAGAATGGATCTATCACCTTATGGCTATGTTCCCAATCTTCTCTCTTAAATGGAAAAAGTTGTACATATGGAGTTCCTTTAGGTATTATACCAGACCAATCCTTTGCTATAAAAAACGGTATAGTCCCAGGAATGTCTACGCAATCTGAATCAACTACTCCAGAAGTATTTAGGAATGGTAAATCAAATCTATTGAATGGCTGAGAAAACAATACACTATATCCTTCTGGAACTGAAGGCATCCAATCTGGCCACCAGGCAAAGTGTTTATCTCTATACCCCATTGGACTTTCAAACCCTGGCATTTTGTCTCTATAATGAATAAAATCTTGGCACTTTGGGTCAGAAATATCTACATGGAGTTCTCCATCCTCTTCAATAAATTCTATATCGCAAGGTGTTTTTAACACATATCCAGTTGCAAGTATGTCATATATTGCTGGGCAGGCTTTCCATGAAGGTATTTTACCTCCATCCATTCCAATAAAATCGTTTCCATCTTCGTCTTTTGCGTATCTATCCGCCTTTAAATACCACTCAGGGATTTCTTTAGATGCTGGACCAGGAGCGCTAGCACTTTTTTTATTCAGCCAGGTGCGGCTTGGAACAAATTCTATTTTATTCATGCTCCACTCTCATAGTTATTTTTTTAACTTCATGTTCTCCTGCTTTATTACCTTTATGATCTATAGCATTTCGATAAAAATGTGTCCACTCCCCCTTGGAATTCATTTCTTCAGAAACTACTGCTTTTTCTCTGTTAAAGATATTCCATTCTTCAGAATTCATAAAATCTGGATTTTTATTTTTAACTACCAATTCAATATTATTAATTTCAGATAAAGATACTGGAAGTATTGATGCTAGTGGCGTGCCCTTTGGAATAAATATTTCCTCATCTTGTTTTGTTACCATTAAAGAAATAGGAAGTTGATTATATAGAACAGAAGTACTGATTATTGTGCTAATACATTGTACTCCATCTATAAATACATTAGGAGGAGGCATAGTTAATATTGAAATATTTTCTTCTGGAGAAAAAATAATTCCCGTATCAATACTAACTGTTCTATTGGCTCTTCTATTTGAAACATACATATTTTCAGTAATTATATCTACATAATTATTTTCGCTTTTACTTTTTAATGTAAATCTAATATCTTCTTGAAATGATATTGACCATCCTAGCCTATTTGCCATAGTTAATGGAAAACATTGGTATGCATGTTTGTCAAATGTCTCGTCCATCCAGTCTCTATGTGGAGGCATTTGATCTATAATGCATGGAGATTCTTTACTTCTATAGGCAACTATTTTCATTAATTCCCGGTTTCTTGATAAAAATTATTATTATGAAATTTATCTGAATAGTCCAACATTGTAACGATAGAATACTTTGTACCGCTTACAACTGGCAATGATTTATGTGGATACATAAAGTTAGATGGGAATACGAAAAGGTCACCCGCCCTTGGCTTGATTTTTAGTTTCTGTAGCCTAAATTCTAACTCTCCGCCTTCATAGTCATCATTAGGATATCCTACTAAAGATACTACGCAGTTGTAAGAATATCCATGGTCTGTATGCTCTTGGAAGTGTTGTCCTGGCCCATACTTAACAAAATTCATGGCCTCCCAGTATCTAACCTCACCAATATTAAATGATCTACAATAATTTTTTACTGCAGGAAGTTTTAGATCGTACAGTTCTTGCCATAAACTTTTTAACTTTTCTCCAGAGTCAGAATTATCATGCTCTATATCACTTCTTTTATATTTAAAGTCAAAGCAATCTCTGTACTCTGGCATTTTCATTCCGTACCCGACCATCGCCTCTTGATAGAAATACATGTTAGAAGAATCATTAAGAACTTCTTCTACCTTATCAATAGAGTGCTTGGGAACTAAGTCTCTGTACACAAAAATTCCAGGCCCAACCTGATCTACTGAACTCCAAGTTTCCTTATCGTATCGATAGAAATCCTGTATTCTTTTACTTACATCATCTTGATTCTCTTGCACACTACACCTCTCAATTTAATAAATTAGTTTTTCATTGACTAAATTGTAGTCAAAGTACTTCATTCTTCCCCTGGAATTATAATCACTCATAACTACTAATGAATATTTTGTTCCACTTATCATAGGAAGAGATGCATGTTCATAAATATATGTTGAAGGGAAAATAAACAAGTCCCCGCGCTCTGGCTTTACTTTAAGATCAAATCGCGGGAAATATAATTCTCCACCTTCGTAGTTATCATTTAAATATCCAACCATAGAAATGGTAGATACATAGGCTGGACCGTGATCTGCATGAATATTAAAATGCTTTCCTTGACCATCATACTTTACAAAATTAAATACTTCAAAGTAGTTGACTTGAACTCCCCAGTACTGCCCGTAGTCTTGAGAGCAGGGAAATAAATGTTGAAAACTTTTTTCATGTATATTATATAACTCATGATTTTCATCATTTTTTTCACCCAGGCATCCGTGTCCAATTTTAAAATCAACACAGTTTCTTGCGTCTAGCAGAGGATCTTTTGATTCGGTGACTGTGGCACTTTGCCAATTATATAAAGAGTTTTTATTTAATTTTTTTTCTAAGGTTTCAATGATATTACTACATAATTCTTCTGGAAAACAATTTTTATATATGTTGATTCCTAGTGCTGGATTTTCAACAATTATATTGTTAGATATGCTTCTAGGTGTTTTCCTATTAGTATCTGTTTCTGATCGATCTTTGTTATGCCAATCATTCATCATTTTCCTTATTATTATATACCACGCAGTCCTGAGAAATATAGAATTTTTCAGTATCACATTCAATTATATAAGAATTAACTGAAACATTTTCAATGCATTCTATATTTTCTACAGCAGTCCAGTTCATGTCGTTAACATTAAAAATTTCATAAGACTCATCTATTTCTGAAGCGGATGTAAATTGTACCAATCCATCTTTCTTACTAAGGATATGAGTATTATCAACAAACCAGTTGCTATTTATCTGATAGATAGATGAATCCCTATTATCTACAGAAATATTAACTACCTCTGTCTCTTTTGCTTCTATGTCATCTATTGATGCAAAGTCTTCTTCTGGAATGGCAAGTCCATATATATCTTGTATATTTAGAGTAAGAACCTTGTCACCCTCCTGAAGTTCTTGGGCAGCGACATATCCATCTACCGTCAAAATGTAGGTGTCGGATGATGTTGATGTAAATCTTGGGAACCTTGGTGGGAAGAACGGTGGGAAGAATGGGAACCTTGGTGGGAAGAACGGTGGGAAGAACGGGAACCTTGGGGGAAAAAATGGAGGGAAGAACGGTGGAAAAAACGGTGGGAAGAATGGAAAAAATGGTGGGAAGAATGGAAAAAATGGAGGAAAGAATGGAGGAAAGAATGGAGGGAAAAACGGGAAGAATGGGAAGAACGGAGGAAAGAATGGTGGGAAGAATGGTGGGAAGAATGGAGCCGTTGTTGTAACGCTAGAAGAATATGGAGACCATTCACTAAAACCATTAGCATTTTCTGTTCTTACTCTGTAGGTTTGAGAAGTTCCACCTTCTTGCGCTACTGTAACTGATGTTGATGTAGTGTTTCCAGATTTAGCATCAGTACTTTCCCAATAATATCTTATTAATGCCTTTCCGCCATTTGCTGGAACACTCCAGGAAACTGTGTCTTCATTCGCTACTGATGATGATGCAGTAGGCGCAGACATAGTTTGCGGTACGGTTGTTACAGCAATAGAGGTGCTATTCGCAGACGGAGAAGAGTTTCCTGAAGAATTTGTTGCAATAACATAAAATTGATAATTACCAGCAGCAATTCCAGATACAGTTATTGGTGATGAAGATCCTGATGCTGTGTACCCGCCAGTTGCTGAATACACAGTATATGATGTTGCTGGAGTAGATTCTGCAGGAAGAGAAAAAGATACGGTAGCCGCGCCATTATTAAATGCTCTACCAGTACCAATATCAGTTGCAGAAACATTAATAGGTGGGGAGGGTGCCAAAAAGTCGTTCTGCTGTGCAGACCTATTGCCAGATTCTTTCTTAGCCACTTTTCTCCCAGGTATCAGTAATCAGTATATCATATTAAGTTTTAAGATCGCCATATACGATCCAAGAATTAGACGCTCTCTTTAATAGAGTACATGAAGACCATCTTGTTCTTAGTTTTAGGCCAGGGGTGGCATTTACAGTAACTCCTACTGCTCCCGCAATTGTTACTTCTCCAGTATTTATTTGAAATACGTCAATGCTTGACCCTATTGGATAATTTAATGTCGAATCTGCTGGTATTGTTACTGTGGTTGCAGATGTACTATCCATTTCAATAATATTATCTCTTAAGGTGAGAGCGTCAAGTGTATAACTAGATGTTTTATTTATAAATGATGATATAGAAGGAACGCCAACCTTAGTCTGAGTACCATCAGAAAATGCCACTCCAGAACTTGCTGTAACAAGTCCAGAG